AGGTTCTCTTGTGCCTGTAAATGAGATAATAGTCTTGTGATAAGGAAATGACACGAAATTCCGATCACAAGGCTATTTTTTTATATCGGTTCGGACGTTCGAACCCCACACACAAGGAGGACAAAATATGTACAAGTATGACGAAAAATCAAACGTAATTATCAACACGGAGACCGCAGAAGTTATTCCAGTAAATGAAATTTTCCACGGAATGGCGCTCGATATGTTAGATAGTTTTTCCGGTTGTATCACAGCAGTTTTCAAGCACGCTGACCTCATGGAAGTTGTCGATTCATTTGCCGGAGTTGTGGCTGTCTTTGAAACGCTTGAAGTTGTTTCTCATGTTGAATGTCTTGTCCGTGTTATACATTTCAAAGAATTATTTGATTCCGCAGAGATGCGCATTCACACCTACAAGATTGTTGCAAGCCATTGTCGCTATGGTTTATGTAGTCCGTGCGGTGCTAATATGTATGAACACATTGCAAGCATTGAAGCCGATTTACCTATCAGTGAAGCCGTAAAAATTGCGGATTATATTTATAGAGAGTTAAACGACATGGAGGATAAATAAATGAGTACAACAACCATAGAGAAGAAAACCGCAAACCAGACCCCGGCAAAAGCAAAGACCACCAGAAAGAAAGCCGTTGCCGCTCCCATGAATCCCCCCCCCCCCCCCCCCGGGGGGGGGGCCCACAAAAACAAAAGAGAAAAACAAAAAAGCCAAAAAGGCGCAGGAACTGAAAGACATTGAGACCTTGAAAGAAGCCAAAAAGCGTAATGCATCTATTAGCAAGTCTTTGAACAATGTTCAGAGTTCCTTTACCCGGATTGCTTTTGATCTCTACTGGATGTATTCAGCTTCCGCTTTCGGTCTGTTAGGCTACAAGAACATTTACGACTACGCCGCAAAAGAACACGGTATTGCACGTGGAACGTGTAGCGATTTTATTCATATCGTAGAGCGTTTTGCAAACCGTGACGAACACGGAAACATTCTGGAAGAGATTCGCCCGGAACTGAAAGACTACCAGAGTAGTAAGCTGATCGCCTTGTTGGGCGTTACGGATGCACAGTTGACGGAATTTTCTGTTGATATGTCCGTTCGTGACATCAAGAAAAAAGTAAAAGATATTCACGGAGAATCTGGAAAGTCTGACGCTTCCGATTGTGACGCTCCCGGCGGTGATGATACTTACAACGGTAAAGAAATCATAGACGGCAACTTTACGGAGGTAAACAGCCAGACGCTTGTAACGTTCCATAACATTGACGAATACAACAAGTATCTTGACGGTCTCAACGATCTGATCGAAAAGGCTCTGAAAAGCAAGAATTTTGAAGCTGACCATAAGCGTATTGAGATCGTTGTAAAATGGTAACTCTTAGCCTTTCCCCGGTTGGTCTGGCGGTGCTTGATGATATAATGTCATGCGCCGCTGATCTGGGGAACGGCTACACCCCGGAAACATTGCGCCCGGTGCTTAATCGCATGGTTGCACTTTCCCGGAAAATGAATCAGTTGCACAGTGACGGCATTTTGACGGAGCGTGAATACATTCCCCTCAATGTTACACTTCTGGTTCTTGGCGTAAACAGCATGAACCGCCTTTCACGAATGTAGGCGTTCATATAAACAAATAACATTGCATCCATGGGGCAGACCGCTCCATGTGTAAAGAAAGTTGAGGTAAAATATTATGAAATTAGCAACACAGTTCAGAGGTACTTTGGTAGCCATTGAAGAAAAGAGCATGACCGGAAGCAACAACAAGTATTATCAGCTTGCCGTTTTGCAGGGTTCAGAAGCAACAAGTTTGTCATGCACAGAGGAAGTCTATAAGCAGAATAAGGAAATGTTCAAGGATTACGTATTCGGTATGCAGATCAGTGAGTATGAAGGTAAAAAGACACTGCGTGTGACTGGTATCTATGATCTCCCCGGAACTGCTACCGCCCCCGGTACTGCCGCCGCTGATTCTGGCAAGGATAAGAAATAAGCCGCCGGAACGTTCCGGGTCTAGGGAGTAAAGAGAAGTGATCACATCTCTTTTTCATGGTGTGCCCCTTGCGATCTTCTCCCCGGTACGTTCTCCGGTGTGATGCCCGGTTGGTCTCCCTACGGACTGCCGGGCAAGTGTGAAGTGAAAAACGCCGGGAGTGTTCGAACGTTCGAACTTTACCTTTTACCACCTTTCTATCTTTTGGATCACCCCAGAAGAAACGAACGTGGATACATTCCCGGCTTTTTCTATATATAGAGGTAGACATTATGGGATTTATCTTTTTCTTGATCGGCGTAGCGGTTGTAGTGGTTGATTTTTTACTTGGCGATCCTATTGATTGGTGGATGGTAATACTCGCGTTTCTTTGTTCTTCTGTATCTTACGTTGTATTCAGTGACTTTTACGATGACTGACCATTAACAAGACCGCCCTTGATCTTTTTGCATCCTGTCGGGATGTGGGCGCATTATCCCACCTCCCGGCGCAAAAAGATGTTAACAGTCCTTACGAAGTCTTCGGACAGCCATACCGCAGACCATAGCCAAAATGCTACCGTCTGCCGTTATCCGCCTTTCTTCGTTGGCAATGCCCTTTTCCTTAGAAACTACGCTGTTGCGTTATCTGTGGCAAGAGTGAATCCCGGAGGGTTCAGCTCGACAATGAGCAATTATATCTTTACCAGTCCCCGGAGCAAGCTTTCGCCCTTGGTCTTTTGTCCCCTTGGGAGGGGGCAAGGGGACACCATAGAAAAACAAGAAAAGCGTATTTTGCTTTCGTAGTTTTTCATGGGAGGGGTTCGGAATGGTACACAAAGTATCACCCCCACCCATGCAACAGCAACACATAACCCAACAACCCCCAAAAAATAATATGGGAAAGTATCTCATGGTGTGAGTGGCGTGCGCACAGAAAACAACAACGACAGCCGGAGTGGGTTCGATCCCCACACTTTCCCCTAAAGTTCGAACGTTCGAACTTTTACCCCGGTAATTTCAGCAAGCTGATTTTATAAACAAAAACATTTATAGATAACTAAACCCAGAGCATAGACGTATGTATTCGGTATTATCTATAAGAAAGGAGAAACATATGCCCGGTTTAGCAATTATTGCGGCGGCAGAAGCCGCTCCTACTTTCGATACTGCTATCGTTACAACTCTGATCTCTGTATGTAAGTCTATCATGGGTCTGTTCGGAGAGTATCCGCTGAACATTCTGTTAGCTGTTTCCGTAGCTTGTGCTTGCTTCGGTCTGTTCGGAGTTGCAAAGCGTTCCGTATAACCCGGATCACGGCAGTATAAGAGGGATGCAGAACGATCTGCACCCCTCTTTTTTTCACGAAAAGGAGAATGCAATGGAGCAAATTTTCAAATATTTAATATGTGGTTTTTTTGGTTTTCTAACTTTCTTACTAGGAGATTCACTGCATGAGTGTCCGCTCTTATCTGGTTTTTTAACGTTTGTAGGGTGTTTTTTTACAGTGTATCCCCTACTTTTAGTTTTAGATATTATGCTTATGTACTTGTAATGAGGTGATCTCTTGATTTTCACTCAAAGGAGAACAAAAAATGGTTATTTCACTTTACATTGTAATTTTATTAACTGGCTTGTTTATCTTTTTTATCTGTGTTTGTGCAGATAGTTCACTTCTCATTTTTGATGTAGGGTGTATAGTCGGTTTTTTTATGTTTGTAATTCCTTACACGAAATTACTTACGCTCATGTTTTCAGAAATCTTTGACACTGTTTTGCCATTGTTTCAATAAGGAGGAATTATGTTAAAAGAATTTCTTACCAAATTAGTTGTAATTATCGGTTTTATGGCATCAACTTGCGTCTTGTTCTATCCACAAGAAACAGCTCGACAGAAAGCCGTAAAAATCGGTTGTTATTTAGGTGACATTTTCGCCATTATCTTTGTGGTTGAAATCATTCAAAAATACTTTTCATAAGGAGGGAAAAAAGTTGGAACAAAAAACAATCAATCAAAACAAATTGCAGACGCTTCTCTGCATTATTGCCTTAACGCTTGGCGTTCTGGTTTCCGCTGTGCTGTTCACTATGCCCCCGGTTCATGCGGCAGGAAATTTAACAAGTGAATACTATGTTTATAATTATTTCGATCTTCCGTCTGGACGACATAGTGAAACTAAATTCACTTTTTCTACTTCTGCCACTAACATTGTCGGTATTTCAAGCTTAATATCTGATAATTATTTTAATTTTTCTATTAAATTTTACGATTCCGCAGATAGAAAACTTTATTCATTGCCCTCAAATTTATGTACATGGCATACAGAAGGTACTTATTATAAAAATCCTGAACTTAATTATTCTGATGATAATATCTCTAATCATTTTCTTACAACGGCATATTATGGAACGTACAATTCTGATAATGGCTTAATGTCTGTTACCTATGAATGTAATTTTCCAGTATTCGACACTTACGATCACGCTCTTGCATATGTACAAAACGGCAATGAAGACGGTATGTTGAATAAACCGGAATTACCAAACAATAATGACGAAACATATTGTTTTACTGGTTTTACCATGAATGGCAAGATTGCTCGTTGGAATGGAACAACAGAACGTTCTTACGCAAAAGAGGTAGATGTAGAAGAATATGTGAAAGTATCCTATGCGTGGGCTACCACCACAGAGCCGGACAAGCTCGGAGAATTACAGCCCTTTGAGGGAGAATTTACAACAAGTGACAAGCAATTAACTTTGCCGTGGTCTGAAATGGAAAAGGGAAAAACAGATTTTCAGTTTATCCGACAAGTAAAGATTTTTCCTTGCTACCGCGTACCGCACTTAGCGTATTACATAGGGCAACCAGTAACGATTTATTACAATTCTGACGGAACTGTTGACAAGATAGAACAAACTACAATTCCTTCTGATTCTGAAACAATAGGTAACAATATATCACTTATTGGTTTTAGATATGATAATTCGTTTCATGCTGAATGGGTTGACGTCTGGTCGAATGGTGCAAATAAATCTGCTTTTGATCTCTCTGGCAGTCAATATCTTTCGTTAGGTGTCAAGGCTGTGTACTATGACGGTTCTAAATCTGATATTGATTTTTATTCGTTGGATAGAAAGAACTTAACATGGAATAAATCATTTTCAGATTTCAAAGAAAATAATGGCTCACCTATAAAAAGTTTGTACTTTACACCCTACATCAAAACCGGGGCAAATAACCCTTGGAATAAAGGTAATTCTACCGTAGTGAATTTTGACGAAAACGGTAATGCGTCATCATCCTTTGACACTGGTGACGATGGTACGGTACATCTTGATGATTTCAAATTAACCGGCGTAGTTTGGAATAAGCCAGTTGTTAAAAACGGAACTATTACATGGACTGGTACAACGCCGAATAGTGATTTGCTTTTTGTTCCCGATTCTGACACTTTGGTTACCGCCACTTATCCGCGTTATGATGTTGATTTGAATACATCATATGAGACGTGGAGCACAACCACGATCGGTAAAGGTTCTATGAAAGTCAATGTTGATTATCTTATAGATTACTATAAGAATAGTGAACTTGCATGGAATGGTGAAATGTGGCTCACGCCTTGTTATAAAAAAGGCGGTGTGCTTTATGTGGGTGATCCGGTTATTATAAATTGCCTAAAGGGTACTGTTAGTGACATTGTAGTTGATAAAGATAGCGGAAAAGCTGAACAAGTAGATAAAACCGATCAAAATAAATCCGATGCAGATTCTATATTAAATGTAGGTAATCAGTTTTATTCTATTATCAATGGTTTGATTGGGTCATTGCAACAACTCCCGGCTCTTTTAACTGCGATTTTTGGCTTTCTTCCCAGTTCCTTTATAAATTTGCTATATGCTTCGTTTGCCGTTATTATTATTTGCCGTATTCTAGGGAGGTAGCATGTATATTCTTAAAGCCTTTATAGATTTATGTTTCGGTATTTTGAATATTCAAATTGTATTATTCGGTTATGCCTTTACGCTTTTTTCGTTGTTCTTATACTGTATTATCGGCGGTTTGCTATTGTACCTTATTCGTAGGCTATGGGAATAATTTATTTATTACTTCCATAATAACCGCACCTTTACATACAAAAACAATTATTGCCGCAATGATTTTTACAAGAATATATATTCCTATAATCATTACCCAGAAATGTATTTTATCTAATACGGATAATATAGCGTCTGTTCTGCTGTCGGCTTTATCGTCATTATATCGTGTTAGGTTGATGTAGTCGTTTTTCTGTAATGGTTCTGAATTTTCATTCTCTGCATTTTCCATATAGGTATATATAGCTTTGTGTTCTTTTTCATCACGATATTTTGCATAAGCATAACCGCATATAATTATAAGCAAAGCAACCCCAAAAATAATTACCATATTCATTTATAACCCCTCCTATGTGTTTTCTTCAATTCTAACACATGGGATCATTTTTCACAAGAAAGGACAATATATGAATGAAAACATTACATATCAAAACAATATGCAAGAGGATTTACAAGTCGATTCTATCAACTCTGGCTCTGATGATAACGGAATTTATACCGTTGATGATGATGCTACTGTTGTCATGTCTGGCGATCTTTTCCCCGGAGGAACTGACGCAGACGTTAACACGTTGCAACCCGGTGATAATGCAGAACTATCTGACACTACAACAAGCGGTAGCACCCTTTCGGTCTCTTCTGGTGATGTGGTTGGTACTGAACACGTTTATATCAGTTTGGCAGATCTGGAAGCCTATCAAGCGGACACTGTGGAAAATCAGATTGATTACTCCGCTTCTCTGGGAAGCATTGAAGCAAAAATTGATGATCTGAATTACAACATTACGGCATTGTTGTTTTTTATCGTATTCGCATGGTGCTATGAACGTATCAAGAACGCCGTTCGTTCTTTTAATGGCGTAGGGCTTAAATAGGAGGAAACAAACATGGATAGTCTTATTCAATTTATCATAGGTGACGCTACAACGTTTACCCCGGCTTGTATAGTTGGGTTGATCGTCTTTTGTGCAATCCTTGAATGTATCGGTTCACTTGCTTATAACATTATGAAAGCCGGGAGGTGATTAACTTGGTATATCTGGTACTGTTAGCATTTATTGTAATGATGTATTTTAGTGTATGCTTCCGCATTGCCGTATTACATCCGTTTGCAACGGTCTTTAATCTTGTAAAAGATCTCCCGGATTACATTCTTCATAAGAAATGGCGCAATTTGAAAACCGGGATCATAGAGTGTTTTGTAGCGTTGTTTGGCAAGGGAAAAACCCTCTCTGCTGTGCATAAGGTGACAAGACTGTATAAAAAGTATAACAACAAAGTTGTATATGATGATCTCCGGGGGAAATGGGTAACGCAAAGAATCAACATCATTTCAAATGTTGATTTGATCGGAACGCCCTACACGCCTTTTGTCTCCTTGCGGCAGATCGTAGACGTTGCCGAAACTGTCCGGGCATATGATGAACAGCACGACACACTGACTTGTACCCTTGTTTTAGGTGATGAATTTTCGGTACAACTTAACAGCCGTACTTTCAAGACAAACATTGACCCCTTGTTTCTCAATACTTTGCTGACGTGCCGCCATCACCACATCAGCTTATATTACACTTCACAACGTTTTAACCATGTAGACGCATTATTGCGACAAGTGACAAGCCGGGTTATATCTTGTGACAAACAGTGGCGTTTTCTGGTGCATAGAGAGTATGACGCTTATCAATTAGAATACGCCACAGACCCTACACTTGTACGCCCTTTACGCCGGTTCGGTTGGTTTGTAAAAGATAAAGATTATCATGCCTACGATACTCTGGCTTGCGTGGACAACCTTGCAAAAGATTGTAAAGCCGGGAACATGATCCCGGAATCAGAAATTATCATGTTACAGAACAATACGCCCTCTGATATGGAAGCCGTTACTACACCGTCAAAGAAGTATACCAGAGCGCAGAAGAAAGCGCAGAAGTAAGAGGGAAACGGTGCGCCGTGGTAAGCGTTGCGCACGGCGCACCGTTCGAACGTTCGAACTTTTACACACCACACACAAGGAGAAAAAACAATGTTTCAATATATGCACTATCTGTTTAACGAAACAGAGATCAGATTCTATAAAAAATATAAACTATTTCCAGACGAATTATTTCAACAACTTCAAAATCTGGGTTTCTCCCGGCAATCATTTCAACCGATTCAGAAAGAAATGGACAGATTATTCCTACAACAAAAAGAAGAAAGCACATGGACAAAGGCAGACTGTGACCTGTTCACCGGGTCATCTACTTGACAATAGCAACACTTTAGAACCACCTTGCAAAAAATATACAAGGAGTGTTGAAACATGGAAACAGTTTATAATTGTCGGCGTTACCAGTATGAGACCGGGGAACATATCACATTTTACCACCATGCTATTAACGCCGGGAAAGAAAAGCCAGAGGACTGCTTGCTAAACAAGACCCATGATATAAGTGACCGCACCCCGGAAGCCGAAAAGCACGCAATGACGGTTTCTGCATCCAGAGCCAAAAACAACGTTTATAGGATTGCACGATCCAACAAATGGGATTGGTTTATCACTCTGACTTTTGACCGTACCAAAACAGACGCATCCGATTATGAAATGATTGTCTACCGATTAAAAACATTTCTCAATCATTTACAACAACGCAAGTGCCCAGATATGAAATACATCATAGTTCCAGAATTACACAAAGACAAGGAACATTATCATTTTCACGGACTACTTGCAAATGTGGACAATCTCACATTCAAGGCGTGGAAAATTGACCGCAAGAAAAACCAGATTATCTATAATATAACTGACTGGTCATACGGCTTTACTACCGCCACGAAAGTCTTAGACACTGGCAGAGTAAGCAGTTATATCACAAAGTACATCACCAAAAGCGTTGATGAACATTTGAAAGAGAAACGCCGTTACTACTACAGCCGTAATTGTCACATAGCGGAAGAAGAACATTTTTTACTTGATGAAGAAGAATTTCGCAAAATCTACGCAGACCGCATTGTATATGTAAAGACCGTAGACATACCACAAGCAAGTCAGCAGATCACCTACTACGAACTAAAGTATTAACTATTACAGAGATCACCCCGGACAGCCACAAGGAAATTTTACTCCCCTTGAGGGGTTGGGGGTGATCTAATCCCACCTCTGTTAATTTTTCCACCCACTCTCCCATAAAAATTAAACACGAGAGTCCAGAGTACTGTCTGTGCTCTGGAAGCCACCGCCCACCACAAGCCCCATACAGATCCATAAGCCCCGGACAGCTACAGAGCAAGCTATCCCTCACTACCGCCGCCAGAAGCCCCACCAGAGAAGCCGCAGAGGGTCAAGGCACAGCCCCATAGATACCGCCCTCCTTGACGCTCCGGGGCTTGCTCTGGTACGGTTGAATATAGGCAGACTGCGCCAGAGAGGGAGGAAACTTATGTCAAAAAACATGACTTACGCAGACCGTCTAAAGATCGAAATATATCTAAAGGACGGCAAAACCCAGAGAGAAATTGCCCGGCTGTTGAACCGGCATTATAATACGATCAACTACGAAATAAAAAGAGGTCGTACAAAACTTCGTGATGGTCAGACGTGGCTTGAATATGATTATTACAGCGCAGAGATCGGACAACAGAAACATGACTACCATGCAGAAAGTAAAGGGCGTGATTTAAAGATCGGCAATGATTACGATTTTGTGAAACACGTTGAGCATTGTATCATTGATCTAAAATATAGCCCATATGCCGCATTACAGTCTGCTAAAGGCAAGTGCCGCACGCAAGTTTGTGTAACTACTCTGTACCATTATATAGATCGTGGTTTGTTTATGAATGTGACTAACAAAGACTTACCGTGGCGCAGAGATACGCCAAAACAGGAATACAACGAAGTACGTCCGTCTTATAAGAATTTAAAAGGGCGCTCTATAGAGAAGCGCCCAAAAGAGATCAAGAAGCGTAAAACTGCCGGGCATTGGGAACTCGATACCGTAGTAGGTGGACAAGGAAAAAGCAGTAATTGTCTGCTTGTTCTCACAGAGCGTAAGCACCGGGACGAAATCATCATGCCACTGTCCGATAAGACTGGAAAAGCTGTTGCTCGTGCCCTGGACGATCTGGAGCGCACTTACGGTACTGACAAGTTCCGGGAGATATTCCAGACGATCACTTGCGACAACGGCACGGAGTTTCTCGATCAGCAAGCACTTGAAAAGTCTATAAACGGCGGTGAACCTCGAACAACAATATACTACTGTCACCCTCATAACCCCGGAGAGCGTGGAAGCAATGAGAACCAGAACCGCATGATTCGCCGTTGGTTTCCTAAAGGCTGTGACTTTGCAGAGGTTACCCCGGAGCAAGTCGCAGAAGTGCAAGAGTGGTTGAACAATTACCCCCGGCGTATGTTCGGCGGTAAGTCATCAAATGATATGAAAGCTATGTAAAAGTTCGAACGTTCGAACGGCAATGCAAAAGACGGCTACTATTGGCAACCGTCTTGTTTTGCTGTCTGTTTTTGTGCATCTTCCACAATTTCATCAGCCGCAATAATATGCAAAACTATGCAATATGATGAATTTACGTTTTTTCGGAGAAAATCACAAAAACTTATTGACATTTACAAGGTTCTCTTGTGCCTG